TCAACGATATTCCCGAGTGAGCGCGCCGCAATCTGCGAGGTTTCCGACCAGTAGATATCGCTGGGGAAGAACAGCTCACTGTAGGCGTTGTAGTGGAGCAGCTCCTTGTCAGGCTTCTGCAGCAGCGGACGGAGAAAATTGTTGATCAACTCGTTGCGTGGCAGTAGACTGGTGTCCGCTGATTGGAACTGGACCGCGAGAGTGTAGTCCTGGTAATAACGCCCGTCGTCGGCCTGCACCTTCACGTTCTGGTAAAGGCCCGTTGGATCGAAGAGCCGGCTGTAGCGCGAATGACCGGAGTAGGTGCGGTTTACCGTCTTGACCTTGCGAATCGCATTGTCGCGCAAGTAGAAGTTGGCATAGTCCTGAGCCGTGATCATGCGATTCTGCGTGTAGACCACACGGTTGGCGCGAGTCCTGATGTCGAAGTTTGTTTCGGTTGCCGCCGCGTTGACTATGTTTTCCTTCAGCGAGAAGGTGATCGCCAGGAAATAGACCGCACCATCTTCGCCGACGTAGGGGATCGTTATGGTCTCGTTCTGAATGTCCTCGGTCCTGACCACGAGCGGCTCGGCATTAGAGGCGCGATACCAGAAGCGGAAGCGCCCCAGCGGAATCTGGCCGAAGCTACCGTCACCAAAGCGAACGCGGACACGATCGTTTGTCAACGTGTCAGTCTCGAAGACGGTTCGGTTGTCAGAGTCAATGACATTGAAGGCGACCGACTCGCCGAAGACGTTATCAACGAGAGTCCAGTCAGCAGTGACCTCTCCCTGACGGTCGAGCTGCTGGACGAAGAAGTCATCGTTGTTCACGTTCTGGGTGTCGATGTCCTCCAACCTGAGGACCTGGGGCTCGGTATACTCCCTATCCAGAGAGATCAGGGTACCCTGACGAATCTGGAAGAAGAACCCGGTGCCTGTCGAAGAAAGCCCGCGCCCGTCCTGCTGGTAGAAACAGTTAAAGGTCGTATCGACATCGGGCATGAATTCTTCGTAGCTGCCGCTGGCTTTATCGAGCCGGGCGTTTATGACCTCGAAGGGCAGATCCACGCCGTTGATGTCGGCAGTGAAGCGATAGACTCCTGTTGAGGGAACAATCGAGTTGAAAACGTACTGCTCGGCCCGGAAGGAGCCGCTGCTGTACTTCACCAGAGGCTTGCCAAACTGGGTGCGAGTGGTGAACGCCGCGTTCATGACAAGGACAAACTGCTCGAACCAGTCCACATTCTGCGGGTCGTTCCAGACGATGTCCTGGTCTTGGATGTTCTGTCCGTTCGAATCGAACAGCGACTCGTTCGTCCTGACGGCCTCCACGCGCACCTGCCCCCGGGCGCCGCGTACCCTGTTGATCTTGTATGCAACGTTCTGGGCCAGGCGTATCAGGCTGTCTCTGCGCTCGGCAGTAGCTAGGAAGTTCTCGCGGGTATTCAGGTCGACCCTGAAGGCGATGTTCTGCGACAACCAGGCCAGGACCTCAATCTTGGTGACGAATTCGGAGCTGGCTATCCAGTCGTTGAATTCCTCGGGATAGTTCGTGCGGAGGTAACCCATGATGGCCTGAGTGAAATTGTCGATGTCGTACGCCCGAAAGTCGACGTTCTCAATGGCTTCGTAGATGCGAATCCAGTCCTCGCTGACAAAGAGCGTGTTCTGACGTGAGATACTGCCCATTACTGTGGCCCTCTTCCCCAGACGTTACTGCCGCAGTCAAAAATCCTGTCGTACCCGTTAGCCGCCATAATCTGGCGCTCACTCAGGGACGTGTCCCAACCTTGGGAGATCTTATGCTTCTGGTATTTCAGGCGGGACTCGCGGTGCTGACCGTCCTTACAGTACCAATAGTTGGGAGGCGACCGGTGAAGCAACCGGAACCCGGCCTTCGCATAAACCTGTCCCTCCCCGTAGCGCAAATCCGCATAGCTAATGATCGACTGGTGACTGTGGTCCCGCACAAAGGCGGCGATGATCCTACTCGCGCCTCCGGCCACAAAGGTCCCAGACTGGGACGCGAATCTTGAGATTTCCCAATCGAATGCTCGGTTGAACCTGGGCTTCTTGAACGTCATGGCGCTCACAAGTGTCCCTTGAAACTCCAAGCCATAGGCCAAGGACGCCGGATCGTATCCCGCTAAGTGATTCCGCATCATGAACTCCCGTGCGATATCCGGAAGAAGCCTAACCACCTGACAGCGACGCGCCCCAACACGTGTGTCGAACCTACCGAGCTTCGCGCGGATCACCTGTCGGACCACATGTCGCTTAGCCAACCATTCGTCACCGAACACAGTCAGAAGGGCTATTCCCCGCTCCTTGGCCGCCAGGTACTTTCCAACGTGGTAGTTCCTACCCCTGCCATGCGCTTCCCCATGCCAGTGGAGACCACAGTATTCAATTCCCAACCCCGCTGTGGGAACAAGGATATCTATCTCGCGCGGCGCTATGATGTCTCTCGATCTGCGTACCGTCGCGTACCCCTCGGCTTGAATCAGTCTCTCGATCTCATCTTCCGCTGCGGACTGAACACGCCCGCAAGCAGGGCATCCCTGACCCGTTAGATGGTTGTTCGGACGCTGTCCAAAGAGTCCGTGCTCGGGGCACCGGATTGATACCTTGGAGCTGCTTTTGAAGTACTGTACCTTGCGATAGTCATATTTGTCACCGTGTATCTGCAGCGCCCTCTCCAGAAAGTCGGCTTGATCAATCGCATTCCCCAGCCCGACGGTCTCGTGTGCGCACTGCTGGCATCCTCTGCCCGCAAGATGGTTTGATACCCTCTGCCTGAAAGGACCGTGCACGGGACAACCGATGGTCACGGTGTCTGTGCTTCTGCCAAAAGTAACAGCCCCGTAATCGTAGCGCCCACCGTGGACATCCGTTGCCTTTGCTAGGAACTTCTCAAGTGTCAAAGCTTGGTTCTTGGCTCGGCTTGCAGCGCCGCATTCTGGACAACCTGCCCTCTTATTGATGTGCGAGTCTGGTGTCTGCCAGAACGAACCGTGCACCGGACATCGTATTTCAACCGGAGTTTTGCAATCCGAGTAGGCCGCGCCCTCGTATCCGTACTTGTTTCCGTGAACACGCCGCGCCTTTGCAGGAAAGTCGACCATGAAACTCAGACCCCACCAAATGCCACGGAGAAGTTATCGTTCATGTCGAACTCCACGAAATTGAGAGTGGCGGTAATCGTGATCTGATGGCCTCCCACGTCAACGTCTACCTTGATCTCGACCGGGCGCACACGCGGATCATTGCGAAAAATCCGCTCCGCGTCAGCGTAAACCAACGACTCGGTACGGGGGTCGGACAAGTCAAACAACAGATCGTGAACTACCGAGCCAAATCCCGGTCTCATAACTCTGTCACCGAGACGTGTGTCGAATTCGTTCTGCAGATCTCTCTTCACAATGTTCAGATCGAATACTCTAGTGTTGACACCAGTCTTCAGGTCAACCGACGAATAACCGCGATACAGAGGAGCAGCCATCTTCAAAAATTTCCAAGCCTGAGGTCCCACCTGGATCGGAGGGGCTGACGTATTTAGTTCGATGGAACACCACTAACAAGTAGGGAACACGCATGTACGATAGTCTCACGGGGACCGGAACCGGCGAGCTGATTAGCTCTTACGTCCAAGCACTTACACGCGAAGAAGAGTTGGATCTCTTCAAGCAGTACGACAAAACCAAGGACAACAACGTCCTTCTTAAGATAGTCACCACCTACAGCCCTATCATACGGAGCCTTGTGAACCAGTTCTGTGGTTACCGGATTGACTCGGAGGAGTTAGCCGCAGAGGGTCTCCTTGCGCTGACCGAGGCGGCCAAGAGATTCGACCACACCCTGGGGTTCCGCTTCGCAACTTTTGCGAAGAAATGGGTGAAGGGTTTCATGTTCGTCCACATTACCAAGAACTTCATCCCGGCCAGCATCTCCAAGGAACGCGACGCCAAGATGTTGTTTTTTCGACTCAAGCAGTTCATCACCCAGATTTCCGACCGCGACAGCGAGTTCAAACTAACGAGCACCATCTCTAGCAAGTTAGCTGAGATGTACGATGTTTCCGTCTTCGAAATAGAGCGGATGTACTCGCTCCTGATCAGGCCGGCAGACTACTTTAGCGATGTGCTCGGCAACAACGATGCGGGGGATTTTACGATCGAAGACACCCTGGCTGCGTCCTCCGATACCCAGGAGGCCATCCAGCGAACTGAAACACACGAGTTCCAGAAACGCATCATCAGAGATGCGATGGGCAGCGTCCTTGACGAGCGCGAAGCCGTCGTGTACTATGCCCAGGTCATCTGCGAACGTCATGATGAGGGGTTCCGGACCCTGGACGATCTGGCCGGAGATTTCAAGGTATCCAAAGAGCGCATTCGCCAGGTCCGGATACGGGCCGAGCGCCTCATGAAAGAAGAACTCACTCGACGTGTAGCGCGAGAAGGTTGGGGTATGGAAGATCTCTACACGTGAGGCGTGTCTACAGCGACTTATCTCGTAGCTCCCGCAGCCATGTCAACCTTGGGCCTCACCCCCTATGTAGACGAGGATGGGAGCTGACTCAATGGATCTGGAATGTTACTGTCCTAGACATGTCGTGCAGAGTCTATGCGCTCTGGGGGCACCCCCCTCCATATGGGTGCTGGCTGATTTGGGAGCAGTCGCTGTGGGAACGCTTTTGGCTCACATACTTCTCGATTTGGGGTCTACCTTGAGCGCTGGTCCGCGCCTGTGGCGGTGCCTGCACTGCTGTTGGTGGGCTATCAATGCTGCCG